GAAGAAATAGATGAATTCGACAGTTATTTAACAGAGGTTTTCGAAGAGTTCGATTCAGCCAACAGCGCCCGAGAGGCAGCGAACGTTGAGCAATTGGATGAGGACTGGGTAGAAGATGCTCTGAATACTTTAGAGGAGACAATATAATGAGTACTAATCAAGAAAGATTAGCAGGTCTCATCAAAGAGAAAGCACAAGAAGCTTCTGATGAAGTGAAAGCTGAACAAGAAGCTAAGTGGGCTACTCAAGATGAAACTAATGCTAAAATTTTAGAGGAGAATACTGAGCTGAAAGCGAAGATGGATGCTATGCAGGATAAGAAGTTCAAGAGCTCTGGTAAGTTTGGTGATACTACTTATCAATTCAAGGGATACAATCCTGAACTCAATAAGAACTTTAAGGGCACTCTGACGCAAGGCGAAGCAGAGCAAGTAGCAGGAGTTTACTGTAAAATGGTTAAAGATCAAAGTGGTTTCTCTGCCGATCAATTGGTGAATATGGAAGCCAAAGCTATTGACTTTGCTAGTGAGATGCCTCAGGGCTTCGGTTCAACAGTCTTAGGACTTGGAGAACTGTTTAGTTCTGGTCTGCGGTACATGAACGTCATCAACATCGACGCACCTGTATTTACCGCACCTGTGAAAGCAACTCGTGAAACTTCTGATGCGCAAGCGTCAGCCACGACTAACGTTGCTACTTCTATTACTGCTAGTAATATAGTATGGACAGTTGATAAGAGAATCGGTTCGTACGCAGAAGTAAGAGTAGATCAGTTAGAAGACGCAGCCTTTGATATAATCAATGGTTGGGTTGTGCCACTGCAAGCTGAAGGCATCGGACAGTATGTAGATGCGGAAGTTTTCAACGGTACTAATAGTATCTTTACCACTTCTATTATAGATTGTACTGCTTCAGTAACGGCATCTGGTGTAGTTGCTACAGCAGCTTTGATTACATATGCTAATATAAATACTATGTATCATGCAGTAGAATGGGAGAGAGGATTAGGCGATTGTAAATGGTTTGGTTCAAGACCTGCTTTGAGTGACATTAGAGGCTTGGTTGATACTTATGGACTTCCGATTATGCAGACAGTTCCTGTAGTTGGAAAACCTTTTATGACAGTAATGGGGTCTGAGTTTGTTATTACCCCTGTGATTGCTGATGCGCCCGCTAATGGAGCGATGAGGATGTGTTTCGGAGATCCGAAGCATTATACCATTGTACTTAGAGGTTCTTTGACTAACTTAGTTAATCCATACATTAAGATGAAGGAAGATGTGGTACAGTTTATCGCTAAACTGAGATGCGACGGAAACGTCGACGATCATGCTACAGCTTCAAGCTCTGGTGCATGGACAGTTATGTCAAGAGTAGATTAAAATAAAACTATAGACGGACTAAATGTGGGGGGAGCAATCCCCCTACATCGAAAGGAAAGCAGTCATGGCAAGAAAATTTAAAGATATAACCAATGAAAGATATGGCAAACTTACTGCTATTGAAATTGATAGAAGAGAAAATAAAAACACATACTGGAAATGTCTATGTGATTGTGGTATAGAAACTGTAGTAAGATTAGGTGATTTGACAACTGGTAATACTGGAAGTTGCGGATGTTTACAGAAAGAATCAGTAAAAACGTCAGCAGCGAAACGAAAAGGTATTAGTAATACTAAAATCATAGGCGAAAATAATGGAAATTGGAAGGGTAATTATGTTGGATATGATGGAGTTCATGCTTGGGTTAGAAGGCGGAAACAAAAACCGGAACTCTGTGAGAAATGTAATGAGCAACCACCAATTGATTTGTCCAATGTCAGCGGTAAGTATTATAGAGACATAGATGATTATGAATGGTTATGTAGGAGATGTCATATGATTACAGATGGTAGAATTAACATAAATAAAATGATAGATCACAATCGTGTTATTTTTCAGTGTATCAAGTGCAACAGAAAGTTCATCGGGGATATACATACTGGTACTCGTGAATGCCCTTATTGTAAATGGACTGAACAGATAGTAATAGTAGAAAACATGGTAGTAGTAAAAGGAGCATAAACAATGGCACTAACAACTTTATCAGGAGTAAATGACTACAAAGGATGGACGACTGGAGCAGACACTACGAGAGACGCTCAGGTCACCACTTTAATAGACAGTATCTCCGCGCGATTTGAAACTTATTGTGATAGGAAATTCAACTCAGCAAGTTATACAGAATACTATAATGGTGAGAGAGGTCCATATATGTATCTGGATCAGTATCCTATTACTGTTATTACTTCTATCTATGATGACACTAGTTGGGTGTGGGGTTCTGGTACACTTGTTAGTGGTACTAATTATAGAATAGCAAACAACCAAGGTGTTGTGTTTAAGTACGGTGTGAGCATAGGAGAGCAAAACATAAAGGTTGCTTATACTGCTGGTTATACTACTATCCCGTATGATTTAGAAAACGCTTGTATTGAGGAAGTTGCAGACCAATGGAAACAATCTACTAAGAGCACTGGCACAATCAAATCTAAGACACTACCAGATGGAAGTGTGCAGTATGGTGATGGCGGCGGCTCAGCTTCTACACCACCGTTTAGAGCTACTACTATGGATCTATTAGAAAGATACAGGAATAAACATATAGTATGATAAAAGTAAGTATAGACATAGAGAAACTACCTTTCAAAGAGTTGAGAAAGGATATAGAGAATGCTCTTGTAGCAGCAATGAAGAAAGGAATGCTATTTGCTGAGGGAGCAAGTAAAAGGCGTTTCGACACACCTGGTAATCTGCATGTGCAGACAGGAACACTTAGACGTTCTATAAAATCAATAGTAGAAGAACAGCATAATAGAATACTAGGTAGTATCTTTACTAATGTCATATACGGACCACCTCACGAGTTGGGGCTGGTTATGCGCACAAGAGCAGGGTCAGTCTATAAGATGCCTCTACGACCTTTCTTACGTCCGGCTATAGAAGAGAATACAAGAGAATTAGCGAACATAATAACAAAAGAGTTAGTGAAGGAGTTAGAATGATAAGTCCAAGAAACGTAGTCCTCAATCAACTACTAACAGATTTAACGATGATTAGTGGAACATTACCTTATACTACTACTATACAGGAGATAAAGAGAGGGATCTATCACATAGATGATTTTGATAGTTTTCCTGCTATATCCTTCTGGTGTGAGAACGATGAAGTAGAAGAGCTTTTAATGGGTGGTGAATACCTAAGAGAACTGTCCGTCTATATGTTTGGGTATGCTACTGGTGTAAGTGAAGTAACTGCTATTCATCAGTTTGAGGAAGATGTAGAATACTTCTTGGATAATGACTTCACTTATAGTAGTAATGTTTTAATAGATAATGTAATACTTTACGAAAAGGGGACTATCGGCGAAACAGATGACGCTGCTATGTTCTTACTCAATTTTAGAATAAAATACGAGAAGTAAAATAAAAATAAAGGAGATAAAGCAATATGGCTAGTTTAATGGGAAGAAATGCCAAGATCGTAACAGCGTCTGGAACGATTGCAGAAATGTCTGAATGGACCCTTGATATAGATAGTGAGCTTATAGAGGAAGCAGTGTTTGGTAATTCAGGTTGGAATCGTGTGCATGGTTCAAGTGTAAAAGCATACGGTGGAACTATGACTGGTTTGCTAGACATTACTGATACTAATGGACAGACATACCTGTATAATGCGATGGTTGCTGGAACAGCACTGACTGATGTTTGGTTTTATGTAGATGCAACTAATTACTACACACCAGATACAGCAACAAGTGCTACTGCATCACTGTACATTGGGAATTATTCGGTGACAGCAGCAACGACAGATGTAATACGATTAGAACTAACATACAGGGGTAATGGACCTCTGTTACTGACATCGTAGTAGTAGTAGTATAGATTTCCTTTACACCAACAATTACCTAATTATATAATTACATAACAATAGATTAACCAAAGGAACTCATGATGAAAATTTGTTGGACAAACATAGAGGGTCTTCATTTAACGAAGAATGGGAATTTCAATAAAGATAATGTTTCTTACATTTATCATGATTCTTGTTCAAGGTGTGGAGACCCTTTTTTATCACACAATCCAGTAGCAAAATACTGTGGTTATAGTTGTTCATCAACAGGAAGAAAATTCACTAAAGAAACAAAAAGAAAAATGTCAAGAAACAATAAAGGTAATAAAAGTTCTTTATTTAAGCATGGGATGTCAAACACGAAATCATATAGATGTATGATGAACAATATACGCAGAATTAATAAAAAAAATAATACATCAAATCTGACAGAGAATGAGAAAAAGAAAGTTATATTGTACTATCAGGTTTCTGAGTATCTGGGGAAAGATTGGAATGTAGATCATATTCAACCTATATCCAAAGGTGGTTCAGACCACCCAGATAATTTACAGATACTTCCTAATGATTTGAATTTCCGAAAGAAAAATCAGTATCCTTTGTCGTTAGAACTAGAAAGAGAATGTGAAGAAAAAGGCTTCAGGATATAAACAAATTACCTAATTACTAAATTACCTAATTACTAAATTACCCAAAGGAGATATATTATGAAGATAAGCAGAAAGAAAATAAACAAAAAGTGGTTCAAACATGATTCCGGCGCAGAATTTGAAGTGCGCCCTTTTCCCTTTTCCTTGTTCTCAAGTGATGTCAACGTTGAGACGAGGCGGCTCGAAACGACAACTCTAAAAGACCAGTTCATGTATTGCTTATGCGATTGGAAAGGTTTGAAAGAAGACGACGATAAAGAATTTAAGCATAATGATGAGAACAAACAATTCCTCTATGATTATCATGAAGAGATTAGAGGGTTTGTGTTCGAGAAAGCAAACCTAACAGCACAAGAGGAGGATCGGGAATTAAAAAACTAGTGGAGCGAGCAGCACACGACGCACTGCCTGCATCTAAGAAGATCACTTGTGCTGAGTGTAGAGCGACAGTCAAGAAGTCAAGAGGACCAGAGGCAGAACCTAACTGTAAAGATTGTGATAGAGTACAAGTAATGCCAGCAAACTTTATAGTATATGACATCATCCAACGGTTCAGTCCCCTAATGTGGAACGGGGAAGGTGTGTCTGCTTATGGTATTCAGAAATCATTAGAATGGTCTTATATAGATAAAGAAGATTATCCTGCATTAGCAAGGAAGCTAGTAGTATACTTTGCTGAAGTAGGTAGTCAACAATCAGCGAAACAGAAAGCGCAGTCAACATCTAAGAAAGCACCTAAAACATTCAGTAAGAGGTAGGTAAAATGGCTAAACGAGAAATCAAGATGGGATTGACTATCAACACTAAGGAAGGTAAGCGTAGTGTTGACAAATTAGAGAAGGAAGTCAAGGATTTTGGTAAAGTATCAGTAAAAAGTGCTGATGCTGCAAACAAATCATTTAAGAAATTAAACATAACAGTGAATGATCTTGCTGACGATGTCGGTGAGAATGCTACTAGACAGTTTGAGTTGTTAAAAACTGCTGTTGCTGCTGTTGCTACTGTTGGTTTCTTATCTTTTATGAATGACTCTGTGAATGCAGCGTCTGCTTTGACTGAAACTGTTAGTAAATCTAATAATATCTTCGGTACTAATTCCGCTGCGATACTCGAATGGTCAAGAACAAGTGTGCAAGCATTTGGTTTAAGTCAGCAAGCAGCATTAGAACAAGCATCTACTCTTGGTAATATGTTCAAACAATTAGGTGCTGGTGGTTCTGCTACTGCTAAATTAAGTAAACAGATGGTAGGACTTGCTGCAGACATTACTGCTTTTCATAATGTTGCTGGTGGGGCTGAGGAAGTATTGAACTCTATGGCTGCTGCTTTTAGAGGGGAGTATGATTCACTTCAAAGATATATTCCTACTATTAATGCTGCTGCTGTTGAGCATGAAGCATTAGCGATGACTGGTAAGAAGACTGTTAAAGAATTGACTGCATTAGATAAAGCACTTGCTACGCATACTTTAATACTAGAAGGAGCTGGTGATGCTGCTGGTGATTTTGCAAGAACTTCTGATGAGTATGCAAGTCAAGTTAGACAATTGAGTGCTAATTACGAAGATTTCATATCTATTACGGGACAGCAACTTGTACCAATAGCAAACGAAGTAATTACAGTATTCAATGCATGGGCACAATCTACTGGTGATGTAGAAGGTGGTATGAAAAACATCTATAAAGCAGCGGTTCTTCTGTCTAATGCAATTATATGGATTTCGAAACTCAGTTTTGTTTGGGCAGGTATGGCTGTGGCACTTTATGGTGTAAGGAAAGTAATAACTTTACTAAGAGCAAAGTATGCACCGCTCGAAGCACTTATTAATAAGGTAGTAGCAAGCACTATTGCAATTAAAAGACTTGGTATAACCACTGCTACGTTTGAACGTTTAAAAAGAATAACATTCCATCTAAAAGCCTTTATTGGTGCAGCCGTAGGGTTAGAAACAGCACTAATTTTAATTCCTTGGGTTGCTATTGCTGCTGGAATTGCTTTGATTTTTAGTGCCGATTCCAAAAATAGAGTAGATGAATTTACTAGGTCTATTTATGATACTAAGGATGCAGTAAAAGCATTAAATGCTGAACAGAAGAATCTTATTCTTACTAAGATAGATGATAGAATTACAGAATTAAAAATGATAGAATCAAGAGGTAGAACTAAATTAGGTATTGGTGCTACGGCAGAAGATCCATTTGGTGACCCTAAGTCAATAGAAGCAGCGCAAAAAGAACTTACTAAACTAGATAAGATGCGTAAAGATGTCAGTGGTGCTACAACAACTGGTGACCCAGGCGCTGCTGCGATGAGAGCAGAAAAAAACCTGGCAGATTACATCAGAAAAAGTAATCTTGAAATAATGAAAGAAAAACAAAAGATGCTTGCTGATGAGATTGCAAAAAGTAATGAACTAAAAGCAAGGTCATTTCTATATGAAAAAGAATTAGCAGAAGAAAGTTTGAAAGAATACATAAAAAGAAGTAATGCTGAAATTGAAATAGAAAATAAAACAGCAGAGAAAGAAAAAGAAATGGGTCGTCAGGTTCAGATGGACAGATTACGTCTATGGAAACAAGAACAAGATAGATTAGGACAGCATCTGTCTACTAAGATGCAGATGGAAGAAGACATGTTGGTAGAAGCATTAGATAATTATCAAGAATACTCATATGCATTTGTTGTAATGAACGCTGATATGTGGGGACAGATTGGTTATGGCGCTCGTCAATCAATGATAGAAGCAGAGGTTTGGGGCGAAACTTGGATAAGAATGGGTCAACAAGCAAACGACCAGTTCGCAACTGGATTCACTGACAATCTATGGAACATTATTGAAGGAACCAGAACTGCCAAACAAGCAGCGGTTGACTTTGGTCAATCAATGGTTAAATGGTTGTTTGAGATTATAGTAAAACAACATATGCTAATGCTGTTAAAAACTTTATGGGGAACTGAGAGCACACAAGCATCAGCAATGGCAGTAGCAGGAAATCAATTAGAAGCAGCGTCTGTTGCTCAATTGACGATGGCGTATCAATTATTAGCAGCAGCGAAGCTTGCAGCAGGAGCGTCTAGTGGCGCTGGTGGAGCAGCTGGCGCTGGTGTTGGAGCAGTTGCTATGATGGCTGGTGGTGGATCGCTTAGTGGGGGTCAGTCAGCAATCGTCGGGGAGAAAGGTCCTGAACTATTTACACCAAGGTCTGCTGGTAATGTAATTTCTAACGAAGACCTAAAATCATTAGGTGGTGGCGGTGGAGCCCCAGAGATAAATCTGAATATGGTCAACATGGTAGACCCGACAGCGTTTGATGCATATATGGCTAGTAGTAAAGGCAAATCGGCTATACTTAATGTTATATCTACTAATTCCAGAACTATAAAGAAAAGATTGATATAACTTGACAAATCTAAAATAGTGATTATATTATACTTATGGGACTAATATACATAATAACAAATGAGATAAATGGAAAGCAGTATGTGGGTCAGACTGTTAGGGAATTAGATGACAGGATGCGCAGACATAAAAATGATGCACGGGGAAAAAATACAAAATATCATATTCATAGAGCCATAAGGAAATATGGGATGGAAAACTTCTCTTACTATGGGATTCATGTTGATGACTCTTTATTGAATGAATTTGAGCAACAAAAGATAAAAGAGTTAAATACTTTCAATAATGGGTATAATCTTACTACTGGTGGTGATAGTGATTATACTGTGAGTGCAGAAACAAGAAGTAAAATGAGAAGAAGCCACAAAGACATTAGCGGTGAAAATCATCCAATGTTTGGGATAAAAGGAGAAGACAACCCCCGCTACGGGCAGAAGCATTCTAAAAAAGCTAGGAAAAGAATGTCTGAAGCACAGATTGGTGGGAAGAGTTGGAAAGCCAAACATTATATTATTACTACTCCAGATAGAAGGGAAGTTTATGTTTGTGGATTAGTACAATACTGTAAAAATAATAATTTAACCGTAAATCTTATGTATGCAGTTGTGAAAAATAAACAGACTCACCACAAAGGATACAAAGTAAGAAAAGCAACCCCAGAGGAGATTAAATCATGCCAGTAGTTATGACTCTACCACCTTCGAAACAAACTATTTCACATAGATGGAAGACAGGGTTGCAAAAATCCGTGAATGGAGTAGAGAAGCGTTCAGCGTTGTTCACCTGGCCGCGCGTTGATATGAGCTGTGAATACATAACAGGAGTAAACTCTGAATCCGTGTGGATAAGAAATCATTTGAAGAAAGATATAACTGATACTTGGTATGTTCCTATCTTTCCAGATAGAACTACATTAGCAGCAGAAGGAACTATATCAGGAACAACTATTCAATGTACAGAGACTGCTTACAGACATTTCTATGATGGGAGAGACGCAGTAATAGTCAATCCAGCAGATTGGACTGATTATGAACATGTTACTATTACTACTGTTAGTGGTAATTATCTACTATTAGATGCTGAGTTAGATGCTACTTGGGCAGCAGCGTCTTATGTGTATCCGTTGTATGGATGTAGAATGGCATCAGCTCAAGAACTAGTTAAACAAACACAGTTTGTAGACAGATGGAGTTTTGACTTCGTAGAGAAGTATGAGGAAGATAGAACTTTTACTTATACTAATGCTACTTGGAGTACTACTACCTATTCAGGTATGGATGTATTCACACATGCTCCCGCAAATAAGTTTGCACAAACATACAACCATCCTTATGATATGAATCAGTATATTGGTAAAGGATTCTCATACACCTGGTATGCTGAAGGTCAGACGGAGATGGGAGTAGAGAATGAATATATCTTTGGAACAGATAGAGTAGAAGAAGCAAAATACTATATCAGAGACATCCTTGACTTTTACGATAAGAAGCGGGGTAGATGGGGAACGTTCTTAGTTCCTACTTGGAACAAGGATATAGTAATAAACACACCTTTCGCTGGAACACAAACAGAGTTTGAAGTCAATGATAATGAATGGTTAGATTTTTATTTCGGCGAAGAAATCATGGGACGATATATTATTATCTGGTTTAATAATGATGACTTCGTTGTGCGGAAGGTAGAATGGATGAGTGATGAAACAATGCGTTTGGATCAAGCAATAGGAACAGACGTTCTCACGCAAGCAGGAGTAAATAGTTTATACATATCTTACTTGGTTTATAGTAGGTTTGATCAAGATGATATAGAATTCAAATACATAAATGAAAATATAGCAAGAGTATCTATAAACTTTATGGGATTAGTTGAGGAGACGCCATAATGAAAACAGCAAGCGATGAATTCATAGCACAAGAAGAAGCTACAACAAGATCACCTTCGGAAATATACCACATATGGGATGATTTTGATGATTGGTATTTAACAGATGGTGATACAGCAGTAACAGTAAGTGGTATAGAATACAGTGCTTCTACTATTACTAGAAGCGACATACCATTCAATGCTGAGTTGGAGCCGACTGAGGTGAAGATTACAGGGATATATTTAGATGATCCTATAGTACAGTTTATTGCTTTGAATCCTCTAAGAACTTTATGGATAAACATCAGCAAGATTCATAGAGATCAATCACCAATAGAAGCATCAGTCATCTTCATTGGACACATCATGACTGTCACCTTCAAGGGAAATGCAGCAGAAGCAACAGCTGTTTCTTTTGACCACTATCTATCACAAGGAATTCCTAAGTACAGATATAGTCCTACATGCAACAACTTTCTGTTTGATGATTACTGTTCATTAGATAAAGATACATATAAGGATACAGGAACAGTGACTGCTGTAAGTACTGACGGACTAACTATAACAGTGTCAGACATCTCTGCTACTGCTGGTTATTTTACTAGTGGTTATTTAGAAGCAGGAGACCATCGTATTACAATGATTGCTGCTCATGAAGGGAGCACTCTGACTTTAAGATATAAGGTTGCTACTATGGTGTCTGGGACTACGGTAGACTGCTATCCAGGTTGTGATTTGGGTATAGAAACTTGTAGAGATAAATATAATAATGTCCCCAATTTCTTTGGACATCCGTATATTCCACTAAATAATCCAGCACTGAGGGTATAATGGCAGGACCAATAGACATAAATTATCTCAATCAGATAGGTGAGTTCTGTAGGACTTACGGGGGATGGGCAGTTGCAATCTTTGAAGGTATATTTATACTATTTTTGATTAAGCTACAACGGAAGGACAGGAAAGAAGCATCAGACAGGTTTGCGGATTACCACGATGAATTGATTGATTTAGTGAAAGATGCTACTAAAACAAAGATGTCAGTTTCATCCAGGTTGTTAGAGTTGATAAGAGAAATAAGAAACGGTAATGGTGATGATACTGTTATGAGTTTTCTAAACGGAGATAAAGATGACTAAGTATTACTATGAAGATGTAAAGAACCAAGATAGGTTGTTAAAGATAATGGAAGAGTGGTTAGGAACAAAGTATCGTCATCATGCTTCTGTTAAAGGTGG